GCTTCTCGTCGCCCTTCGCGGCGGCCTCCTGGAGGCTCTTCACCGTCTCGGAGCCGAGCAGCGCCGTGAGCAGGCTCTCCGCGTTCCGCTCCTTCGCGGCGGCCTCCTGGCTCTTGCGCGTGGCTTGGGCCCGCAGCGAGCGCATGAGCGAGTAGGCGTCGGGGTCGGACTCCTTGAGCCGGGCGAGGGTCTCGTCGAACCCCGGGCGCTTCTCCTGCTTCTCGAACTCCGCCTGCTTGCGCTGCTCCTCCTCGTCGAGCTGCAGCTCCAGGAGCTTCGCGATGCGGTCGTCGTCGCTGAGCGACTCGTCCGCCATGATGTCGGCCATGCGCTTGTCGGTGTCCGGGCCCTTCAGCAGAGCCTCGGCCTCCGCGGCGGCGGACTCCACGCTGGTGTCGACAGCACCAGCATCGGGAGCACCGTCACCAGCACTGCCACTCGAAGCGTCACCGGCAGGCGAGGGCGCCCCGCCGTCGAGGATGAACGTCGGAAGGAAGAGAGACATGGGCGGCTCCTGCTCATCGGAAGCCCGCGGCCAAGAAGTCGTCGGTCACGGGCTCTGGGGTGTTGGGCGCCTCGGGGGCGGGCACGTCCGCCGGCTCCTCGGGCTCCTCGGTGGTCTCGTCACCCTGCGTGACGAAGCTCTTGAACGGCGCCGACTTGGACAGCACGGTGAGCGCGGCCTCCAGCCGGGCGAGGTCTCGGTCGTCCTCGGCCTCGGCGACCGGCAGGCGCACGTCCACCGGGCTGTCCTTCGCTGCGGCGTCGATGGCGTTCAGCCGGCGCAGCATGTCGGGCGGCAGCGCCACGTCGTCGCTGTCGAACGGCTCGTAGTCGCCGGGGAGCCCCATGGCCTCCAGGGCGCTGTTCATCGCGGTGACGACGCCGTTCAGCGCCTCTGCGGAGAAGTCCCCGCGGGGAGATGCCTTGCCGAGCGCGATGTCGGTCTGCTGGTCGAGCATGCTCGCCTTGTTGAACATCTCGGTCTCCATGTCGGCCAGCTCGTTGACGCTCATGCGAGGCACTCCTCTGCGGGGAAGGTGTCGGCGATGGCCATGCTAACATCTCCACCACGCTCTGCCAAGGCCCCCTCGAACCTCGACACGGTCTTGTTGTGCGCCTCGTGGTCGTTGACCACGTCCGTGACGTGGCTCTCCACGGCACCGGAGGGGAGGTCGGACTCATGCACCAGCCCCCGCTCCTTCAGGATGCGGTCCCGGTGCATGCTGTTCTCGACGTAGCAGTTCAGCCCGCGGTTCCAGCCGCCGTGGCTGTCGCCCCAGCGGCCCGGCGTGAACTGCGGCATGGTGACCGTGCGCTTCGCCGTCGAGGCGCAGAACTCGCAGTCGACGGTGTCCGGGATGGCGCTGGCCGGGGCCAGCTCCTCGGTGACGTGCCCGAGCGGGCACCGGAACTTGTACAGCGGCATCGTGGGGCTCCTGGGCGGCTGTCAGTTGATGGGGGCGGGCACACCGGGGGGTCCGGGCGGCATCGGCGTGCTGGAGGCGCCTGCGGCCGGCGGGGGCTGCTCCTGGGGCTGCGCAGCGGCAGCGGCGCTCCACTCCTTCGGCAGGCCGAAGCGTCGCAGGAACTCCTTCCGAACGTCCTCGACGGGGACCTGGAGCTTCTCGATGAGCGTCGGCGTGATGGCGAGGAACTCGTTCTTCTCCACCTCGCGGGACGCCGGGGTCGAGCCCGCGTCCCGGGCGTAGTACCTGCGGCGGCCCTCCAGCTTCGCGGTGTCGAGCACGACGGTCTCGTCGTTCAGCACCACGGTCAGCTTCGCGTCGCCGAGGACGAACCGGAGCATGTCGACGTAGACCTGGGCGACCGTCTCGGTCACTGCATCCTTCCGGCGCGCGGTCTTGCCCAGCTCGGAGTTCGAGTAGCTCATCAGCGCCTCGACCTCCCTCGCGGTCGTGCGCCCGCCAGCGACCTGCCCGCGGGTGAACGGTGCGGTGAGGGACGCCTGCCCCCAATCCTCGAGCAGGTTGCTGTACATGGCCGACAGCTCGGCCGGCACGGCGCCGAAGTCGAGCGGGACGATGCTCTTGCGGAGGTCTTCGCCGGTCTGCGACTCGACCTCGATGATGGTCCCGTCCTGACCATCGCGGATGTCGTCCTTCGCGTCGTCGGTCAGGAGCCCCTTGCGGGCGATGGCCTGCCGGCCCCACCGCTTGGTGCCGGCGAGCTGGTTGCTTCGCGTGACGTTGAACTCGCGGATGAGGTCGTACACGCGCTGGATGGCGCTGTACCCCTTGAGCGGCTCGTCGGGCTGGAACGACAGGTAGACGGGCACCACCGGCAGGACCGGGCGGTCGTCGGTGTCACGGTACGGGATGTGGTCGGCCTTCACCGTCTTGGCGTCGTCGCCCTCGCCGACCTGCACCTCGACGCCGTCGTCCAGCCACTCCTCGCCGTTCTTGTACTGCGGGCACCAGATGAAGAGCTTGTCGGAGCGCAGGTCGTAGACCTCGTAGATGCGCACCCACTCGCCGGAGGTCTTCTCCTCGTCGCCGAGCAGGGCGTGCTGGGTCTCGGAGCGGGTGAGGTAGTCCTCGTACGCCCGCCCGCCGAAGTCCGCGGTGTTCCCCTTGGTCCACTTCTCCGCGGCCTCCTCGACGCGCAGCCAGTACCGCGGGATGACGAAGCGCTGCTTGGACCACTTCTTCGCGGTCAGGTCCAGCACCACGTCCCAGGGCTGGGCCACCTCCTGCTCGACGCGCCGGAGCGGGTCCGAGTGGTCGCAGGGGCGCAGGACCAGGAACGAGTGCGTGTAGATGAGCCCGAGGCGCGTCGACACCTCCCCGTCCTCGCGGTACCCGTGCTTGAGGTACTCGTTGGCCACGGCGGTGCACACGTCGCGGTCGCCGCGGGAGGCGATGTCCTTGCCGGCGCGCACCGCGGGGTCCCGGTCGAACAGCGCGCTGACGAAGCCCTCGACGAACTCGTACCCCCGGGACAGCTCGATGGGGTCCTCCAGGTCGTTCGCCTCCTTCTCCCACATGCGGGTCGCGTAGGCGTGCTTGTACCTGCGCATCTCGGGCAGGAGCCCGTTCCACATCTCGTTGTGCTCGGAGACGGCGGCGCGGACGCGCTCGGGGGTCAGGGGCTTCGGCACGGGCTACTCCGGCTGTCCGAGGTAGAGGTTCACCGTGGGCATGGAGACGCACGGGAGCTGCGGCGGGGTCGGGTTGTCGACGATGACCCGAGTGCCGGGGGTGGCGTCCGGGACGGAAGCCTTCGGCACGACGGCGCGGACCATCACGATGTAGCAGTCCTCGGTCTCCGCCGCCACCTGGAAGGCATCGCACGGGACGTGGAGGACGCGCTGGCACGCCGGCTGCCTGGGCAGCGGGGCGGCCTCGTGGACGTAGAGCTTGCCCTCACCCTGGTCGATGCGCGGGTGCACGGGCCACTTGAAGCGGTGCTTCAGCAGGTCGGGCATCTCGCCCAGGGCGCCGAGCTGCTCGCGCTCGTGTGGGGTCTCGGCGGTCACGTCCTTGGTCTCCATCGGCGGCTCCTCTGGCTCGAGCGTCGGCGCTCGTCCCGGAGCATATCCCGGAACTGCTTGCGCTTCAAGGCCCGAATCTTCTCCTTCGGCACATCCTTGTGCGCCCGGTACGCCAGGGCCAGGGCCATCGGGATGTCGTCGTGCATGAACTTCACCCCCTGCTTCGTCTTCGGGGCCTCGGGAGCCTTCTTCCCCTCGGGCACGACCAGGGACTTCAGCTCGCGGCAGGCCACGTCCGGGAGCTTCGGGATGAGGTGGTTCTCCACAGCCTCGTCGAGGGCGGCGTACGCCTCCAGCTTCGAGCGCAGGCTCGTCACCCAATCCTTCCCGTTCTCGGGCCGGAGCCACTGGTTCGGGACGCGCATCTGCTTGAAGCGCAGGAGGACGACGTGCCCGTGGTTGTTCGACTCCGTGATGACCAGGGGGTTGTTGTACATGCCCAGGTACTCGGCGGCCACCTCGGCGAAGTCCTCGGGCTTGAGCTTGTTCGTGCGCGCCACCAGGGCCGGCGCGAGCGTCATGGCGTTCAGGATGACGAGGACGCTGTAGTCCTTGTTCAGGCCGCCGCCCACGTCGATGCCGGCGCAGTACAGCCCGTCCGGGTCGGGGGTCTCGAGCACCCACTCCTCGTCGAGCAGGCCGGGGTCCGCGGTCGGCTCCTCAACCTCCTCGATGGCCTCGATGTCCGTGGGGTCGAAGTACACGTTGTCGGCGAAGTGGAAGGCATCCTCGATGCACGCGGGGTACTCCCGGCGGAACTTCTTGAGGGCCTTCTGCGGGTTCGCGCTCAGGGTCCGCATCTTCGTGCGGCGCCACTGGAGCTGCTCGAAGTCCAGCCCGTACTTCTCCTGCTGCTCCAGCTCCTCCTCGGTGGGGACGAAGCCGCGACGGACGGTGGCCCGGTAGCTGGGGTGCTGCCACCACCACGTCGCGAAGAGGTGCCACTCGTTGGCGCCGCGCTCCGCGTCGATGCAGAGCTGGTGGTAGTAGTCCCCAGGCTGGTTCGGGGTGGTCTCGATGACGACCTGCCCCTCGGTGCCGACGGTCGCATCCAGGCTGGCCAGCAGCTCCTCGGGGTCCTCGAAGAACGCGAACTCCGTGACGTGGGCGTCGCTCAGGACGAAGGACCGGGTGCTGTTCCGGCCGCCTGCGGTGAAGCTCGCGCTGCTCGCCTCGCTGTCCGCGAACACGGTCTTCTGCGTGTTGTTGATGGAGAGCTTCCGCTGGAGCACCTTCGGCAGACCGTCGTAGAAGCGCTGGTCCGTGGTCCTCATCTCCTTCGCGGACCTGTCCGAGTAGCTCACCACGCCGAAAGCGAGCGGCTCCTCGGCGATGTACTGCTTCCAGAAGAAGTACGCGCGCACCAGCGTGGACACGCCAATCTGCCGGGCCTTGAGCACGAGCACGCGGTTGTGCGTCATCAGGGCCTCGAACAGACGCCACTGCTCCGGCGTCGGCTCGAAGGTCTCCATCCTCCGCTTCTTCTTGTTGTAGATGCGGAGGAGCTTGCAGAACTTGCGGAACTCGGCGAGCGTCTCCGCCAGCTCCCACGCCTGCTCCTCGGTCAGTTTCGCCGGGATGACGATAGCCATGACTCTTATCCGTTTTTGAAAAAATGGCGTCCGATTATTTTGGAGCTTGAGACTCCTAAAAAAAAAAATCCTATACGGGTCCCAGGGTAGGGTGCTGGTCCAGTATACCGTCCCCTGCATGCTCATGCAACGGATATGCACTCCCCTGTATGCTTGCTCCCGGTCGGCTGCCTGCACATGCTCTGGAGCGCTCCACTCTGCTCTGTGGTGTGCCATTGTTCCGTTAGATGCTTGCTTTCCGGCACGGTGCTCGCAGCGCTCGCACCCGGGCGGGCCCGGGGGGCCGGCGCCGGGGCGGGGGTGTGCACAGCGTATGCACAAACCTCCGGTTTGCACACACCCTGCACACACGGGGGGCGGGGGATTTCCACAGGATATGCACAGGAACACGTCCCTGTGCACAACCTGGGGAAATCCTGCCCGCCGGGCGACGGCTACGGATAGGGATTGGCACGGTTATTGCAAGGGCTCCCGGGCAGGGGATAGTTAGACAGTCTAACTATTAAGCTGTTTATGCAGTATAGTGCATGTGCAGTATAGTGCACTTCGGGGCGTCAAATCCTTGTCAAATGCCATGACAGCCCCTTGACTATTAGCCATGACTCCGCCCGCGTGTGTCCTATCTGTCG